GCTTATGGAGCTTTTCTGTACTATATGAAATTGCCACCAGATATTCGTAGCATTCAAAGAGCCATCAAAGAAAAGAATGGTGCAGTCACATCTTCTACTATACGATTATGGTCTAAATGGAGTTCTCAGCATAGCTGGGTTCATAGAGCTTCTTCTTGGGATTATGAACAAGAAAGACAAAGAGCTTTAGCGAGGAACAAAGCTATTATCGATATGGAGGATCGACACATAAAAGTAGCACAGGCATTGCAGCAAAAAGCTATTGAAAGATTGCGGGAATTAGATAAAGCAGAACTCAATATTACTGAAACTTTACGATACTTTTTAGAGGGTGCCAAGATGGAACGCCTTACATTAGGACAACCCAATGATATAAGCACAAGTTACAATGCCAATCTCAATCTTGAGGAAACTGATTACTCTGTTTTATCTGACACAGATCTACGAAAAGTTATTGCTCAAAGATTGAATAAGCCTCCCAAAGATGAATAAAGTATTTGCCCGGCAGTCAGTTGACGACCCAGAGATAGAGTTTACAAGTCGCATACTTGCTAGGCGAAATCTCATAGATTTTATTACCTATACCTATCCTCAATATGTTCCAGAGTTATTCCATGAAGATTTATGTCATAATCTCGAACTTGTTCTAATGGGTGACACAGAACGTCTCATGATTATTGCTCCTCCACAACACGGAAAGTCAGAATCTGTATCTGTAAGATTTCCTGCTTTCTGGCTATCCAAGATGCCAGATAAACCTGTAATGATATGTTCTTACGGAGCTTCTTTAGCAAATGAAAAAGCAGGTGCTTCTAAAGACCTCATCTACTCAAGAGAATACTACAACCTTTTCCCTGAATTATTCAAAGAGTCTGGAAAGTGGTCAAGACGAAAATATTCTCTAAAGAATTACAACTCCAAAATATACTCTGCCGGTGTTCGAGGTCCCATTACCGGTAAAGGTGCTGGTCTAGGAATTATTGACGATCCTGTCAAATCGTGGGTAGAAGCCTACTCACCAGGTCACAGAGATTCTGTTTGGGAATGGTATAGAACAACATTTCGAACTCGTATATGGGAACATGGACGGATAGTCTTGATTATGACACGCTGGCATGAAGATGATCTTGCGGGACGAATACTTAATCAGGCAGGTGAAAAATGGAAAGTTTTACGTTATCCGGCATTAGCTGAAACGCAGGAAGAACGAGATGACTACAACAGAAAATATCTTCCATCGGCAGTAGGAGAGCCAGACCCTCTTGGTAGAAAAGTAGCCGAACCTCTTGCACCCAACAGATACTCTTTCAATGCGTTACTTTCCTTGAAACAGGATGTAGGAGCTCGTGCATGGGGAGCGGAATATCAAGGCACACCAAAACCCATTGAAGGTAATATGTTCAAGCAGGAATGGTTAGTAGTTGTAGATGATGCACCAAGGGAAGCTCGCTATGTTCGCTACTGGGATAAAGCTCATACAGAAGGTGGTGGAGCAGCCACATGTGGGCTATTGATGTGCAGGACAAAAGAGGGTATATTCTATATTGTAGATGTTATCACAGGGCACTGGTCAGCCTTGAATCGAGAGCGTATGATAAAACAAACAGCACAGCGAGATGAAGATACTTACAATCATGTGGAAGTATGGATTGAAGTAGAGCCAGCTGGAGGAATTGAGTCTGCTAAAAATACAGTCGCAAACTTGGCAGGATTATCAGTCAAGATGGATCGACCTTCCAAGTCTAAAGAGATACGCTTCGAATACTTTGCTCGACAGGCAGAAGCTGGAAATGTCCGTATTGTGCGAAAAGATAAAATGTGGTCTTATATTGACGAATTATTATTATTTCCTAATTCAACTTTCAAAGATCAGGTCGATGCTACTTCCGGTGCTTTCAAGGCTCTAACAAGTTCTGGTTGGGCTAGGACACCACAGTAGTTGAAGATGATGATGAAGAAGATTTTCACCCTATATTAAAAGAGAGGTATATATGGCTAAAACTCTTACGAAGGCAGAAGTATCCATATTGGAACGAGCCGAAGAAATTATGCGAGCAAAGAAGCTGGAAAGTAAACAACCTCGCTTTGACCCAAAGGCTAAAAGTACCACCCAGTTCTTCTATGAAATCTATAACTGGATATCCGATATTATCTACACAGAACCAAAGTATATGCTGGATAGTAGAAAGAGGGATGAGTGGCTAAAGACTGTTGTGCGGAAAGAAGCATACCTTACTGGTATTGTGCAATCCGTAGTATCAGTAGATAAGAACAGAGGGTGGACTATCAGCGGTGGAAAAACACAGGTGAAGAAATACACAGAAATCCTCCACAATATGCAGGCTTCTGCTGATCTCTATGGATGGCGTAACGGTATTTCGATGATGTCAGAGAATTACTATGCATCGGATTTGGGATGTGTGGTGGAAGTAGGAAGGACAGAGAAAGCCGGACCTCTGGCAGGTTTATATACTGTTGATTCTACCAAATGCAGACTCACCGGAGAAATAGACAATCCCTTGCAGTATTATTCTGCTGGGAAAGGAAGTCAGAAGTGGGAACCGCAGGATTATTTCCGTGTTGTATCCATGCCATCACCTATGGAGAGTTTACATGGATTAGGGTATTGTGCTGTTTCCCGATGTATAGAGCTGGCGAAGTTGATGGTGGGTATCTATCAGCATAACAGGGAGAAATTAGGTACACGGGCTTCAAAAGGGCTCTTACTGCTCAACGGTATTACACAGGATCAATGGTTAGCTTCTCTGGAAGAAAACGCTCAAAGTATTGAATCTTTGGAGAAGGAATACTACACCGGAGTACAGATTCTAGCCGGAGATGGTCTCACTACTTTATCCGCAGAATTAGTACCACTCTCCAACCTTCCCGACAACTTTGATCACAAAGAATTTACCAATATGTTGATCTATGGGTATGCGTTGGCTTTTGGTTATGATCCTCGCGAATTCTGGCCTGTTTCTGGTGGTGCTTTAGGGACTTCAATGGAAACCGAACAGCAACACAAGAAAGCTACTGGGAAAGGTGGTTTGGATTTCATCCTCGGTTTACAGGAGAAAATACAGGAAGAACTTCCACAGACGATCGATTTTGAGTTTGAGCAACGAGATGTGGATGGAGAAATCTCCGAGAGTTCATCTGCATCTGCTAAATTGGCTGTTATTACTGCTATGTATGGTGCAGTAGGAGCAGAAGGTGAAGCTCTTATAACCAGATCAGAAGCCCGTCAACTGATGGCAGAACAGGGTCTAATCCCCAATGAGTGGACTATCCAACAAGAAGAAGTAGAAGTCAGTGACACAGATGATATTGGTGAAGCAAAAGAAACAGAGCGTGTTAGAAAAGCTATTAATCGATTTGGAGAATATGAGGATATTGTTCGCTATTCTTCCTCCACAAGAAGTACAACGGTAATCCGCAGAGCAGGCAGAGTCCCCATGTCTATTGTTGTGAATAGAACGTTATCACGTCAACACCGCAAACGAGAGAAGTTATTCGAATCCGATAATCTCGTGATCACAGATGAAGATCTGGAAGATGCTCTCAAAGAAGGTAAGAAACGATTAGAAGAGGCAGGTGTAGATGGCTCTAACACCCAAGAAAATAAGTGATATTAGCAAGAAGGCGGCGACTGCTACTTTGCAAGATTTAGCCGATAAGTATGTTGCTGGAAAGATGAAGATAGGAGAATTCTCCGCTTACTTCCTCACAGAGCTAAAACATGAATATATCCGGCAATTCCTCTATGCGTATGGAGATCATAAAACGATGCTGAAAAGGGATTGGGGTATCTTGGGAAATGCTCTCCGCAAACAGTACAAATATGCAGATAATATGCTGGAAGAACTTCACAAAGGAAATATAAGTAGTAAGGAATTGGTTAGGAGAGTAAACCTCTACATGGAAAGTGTAGATAGTATGTTTGAGAGGGCTCTGGAATTACGGAAAGAGAAAGATGGCTATACGCTGGAAAAATGGATCATCAATCNNTGCGATGATTGTCTGGCGTTAGCAAGAAAAGGATGGATGCCAATCGGAAGTCTGCCTACTCCTTCTGATGGTTCTACACAATGTATGAATAACTGCAAATGTCACAAAGCTTACAGGAAATAAGGAGAGCTATGTCAGTAAAAGTAGATTCTACTGCTACAACAGTAAAGATCAACCCAGACGGTCTGGTAAAAATAGATGGTATTACTCCTTTCAAGAGAGTAGAAAGGGATGGGGTAATCTATCTACAATTCTGTGATCACGACAGAATGAGATCCTCCTGTCGAGGAACTCGCTTCGTAGAAGTCCCACTTCCCCAGTTAGTAGAAAAACTTTCCTAGATGTTGACATTCATATATATATTTGCTAGAATGAATACAGCCGTAACCCTGAGAGGTGGAGAGCAATCTTTCCACCTCGTATTATTTAAGGAGGCAATTTGAATCCAATAGCAGAATTATTTAGATCAATAGCTGATGTTATGCGATCATCTGACGATGAGGTAGAAGACACAACTTTATTCGTGAATAGAGAGGAAGGTGGTAGATATAGATGGTTTGCTATTCCAGCCTGTACTGCTGTTTTGAATCGTGATGGAGAGATCGATTCCCGTGATCTGTTTGATGATTTCGTAACCCATGCAGAAACCACAGGGGAATATCCTATCCTCGATTTCTACCATACCAGAGAAGCGATCCCTCTCGGTAAAGCGGATTGGGTTGCCCGCGATGGGGTCAACTACTGTGCCAGTGGATTATTCGACGACACAGAAATAGCCAGGGCAGCAGCCGAAGCATTGATGAACGATGAAGAAGGTTACTGGGGATTATCCATAGCCTACGTCACAGACAAAGAACCGGAAATAGTTCAATGTGGGTGGCAAGGAAATTGCTGTATTTAGAAATGGAGTCAATCGCTATATTTCGATTCTTCCAGAAGAAGTAGCGAGTTCACTTATGACATCGATTACCAATAAGGAGGTTAGTCGCATGAAAAAAGAAATTTTGGTGGCTTTAGAGAGATTAGTTGGTGGAAACAAGACTCTGCTCAAAGAGTTTGAGACCAAAGTCGACACCATTAATCGAGCTTCCGAAGGGATGATCGCTCGCAAGAAAGTCGCGAAAAATCGTCAGGAGGAAGTTGTTGAGACTGTTCTGACAGACGAACAGGTAGCAGATATTGTCGAGGAAGTAGTTGCCGAAGCTGTTCCTGAAGTTGTGGCTGAAGTAGTAGAGGAAGCTCCTGCTGATGTTGATGCGATAGAGGAATCTATTGCCGAAACTGATAACACAGTAGCTGAATTGGCTGCGATGGTCGCTGATCTTGTCAAGAGGGTTGAAGCTCTCGAAGGTGGCAAGGAACAGGAAATTGAAGCAATCGTCGATGAAATGCCAGAACGTGTTATGCGTTCCGGTTATCGTGCTCGTGCTGCTGTTCTTCCTCAGCGTACAAGTAATCCAAACAGAGTTGATATGGCTGCAATAGCCGAAAGCACTCTGTCTCGTTTATCCAAATAAGGAGGATTTGATGCGTAAACCTTATAAAGAACGTCTTACGATAGATACTTCGCCAGCTCCTATTTATGGAACAAACCTCTTGTTCGATATCTGCTCTGACGAAGCCTTGATGTCCCTCTCCTTCGAAGGTACTGCGCCTTTCTTGGATTGGATTGGTTGGGAGAAGACCAACGTAGCAATGATCAAACGGAATTTCTTGAATTTCGTTCGTGCCGACCTGAACCTGCAAGGGACAGCTTCTGCTGGATGGTTGGCTGATGCCTGTGCTGATCCCAATGGTTTTGTTGAAGATTACTGTGATTTCACCCTGACTGATTTTGCCCGTCTGCGCCGAAAGTCGCCAACTCGCGATATCACCAAAGCAGGATTGAAATACTGCGATATTCAACCACGTTACCGCTTGGATGGTTCCGTGATCAACAACCAGTATGAGTATGATTTCCGTCTGGCGACCGAAGTGCTTCTGCAAGATTTGAAGCGTATGGTTATCGATGGTAACAAATCTACTGGTGGACAGTTTGATGGTCTGGAACTTCTGATCAAAACCGGATACACCGACTCCGATGGTACTTCCTGTCCCGCAATGGATTCCATAGTCATTGACATGAATGACAACGATATGGATGGTGGGGCTGGCGTAACTTGGAATGGTGCTGCTGTTGCTTCCACTTACGGTTACATTGATCTCCTGCAGGCAGCTTTCCGCAGAATTCGACATCGTATTCGTTTAGCCCCAGCTCTCGCTTCTCAACAGCTGGCAGTTGGCGATATTGTATTGGTTATCCCTGATGATTTCGCAGGTTGTGTGCTGGATGCATTCACCTGTTGGTCAGTCTGTGATGGCGATGCAGTAACCATCAATTCACTGGAAGCACGCCGATTCCGTGACACTCTTATGGGTGGAACTTTTGGTGCTGGCAAGATTTATCTCGATGGCTTCGAGATTCCTTTGATGCCTTATGACTGGGGTCTGATCAACAGTGGTCAAACCTTCGACAGCTACTTACTCACCGGAGCAGTCGGGAACATGAAGATTATCCAAGGTCAATACAACGATCTTGCTATCGCTTCACAGCTCGAATCCGCAAAGTATGTATCAACTGACGATGGACGTCTACTGAACTGGTCCGAAACCGATCATACCTGTACCATTCAGGTAGTTGAAATGCAACCCCGTCTTTTGATGTGGGCTCCGTGGGCTCAAGCTCGTATTCAGGATACTGTTTGTGCAGTACCCGGTGGTGTGATGAGCGCTGATCCGTGGAATACTTACTTTCCATACTAATCTCTGAAAAGGGAGTGGCTTCGGTCACTCCCTCTACTCATGAAACTAACCATAACTCCCGATCCTAACCATTGTATAAATCAACCCGGAGGTGTTAATTCGGTTGTAAGTGATCACGTCGCTGGATTGTTGGCTATGGGACACGAGATAGGGAAAGACGGAATACAGGTGGTTCATGCTTTGGGGAAATCAAACCACATCGATGTGTTTCATTGTCACGGATTGTATCCGATAGGTCTTGGATACTTCGATAAATCCTTTGAGAAATACAACAGGATACTGCTGAATAATGCTCTGGAAGCAAAAGTAACATTATGCGTGAGTGAGTTCTCCGCAAATATCCTGCGTCATAAACTTCATATCGCACCAAAGGTTATCAGGAATGGAATCTGGATAGATGACTATAAAGCAGGTGGAAATCCGTTTGGTAGTATCCTATTTCCCAAGCTGGAAATCAATCCTGTCTGCAAAATGGATGATATGCTCTACTTACAGCAACATACAGAGCATAGATTACTCTCTGTCGCTCATATACCAGGTATTACCTCCACAGGAAAGCTACCCCGAAAGAAATTCCTGTCTGTATTGAATGAATGTTCTATCTACCTCGCCACAACGAAGGAAAACAACTCCATGGGGACAATGGAAGCTATGGCTATGGGTATTCCTGTAGTCGGATATGACATAGGATTCAATTCAGAGTATTTAGTGGATGGTGTAGGGTGTCGTTTAGTGCCAGCAGGCGAAAAAAAGATGCTTACGGAAGCGATTTCCGAAGTTCTAGGTAGTTGGATGACCTTTTCACGCAAAGCTCGTGAATTTGCCTTTATTTTTGATTGGAAACCAATGATCAAAGAGCTATCTGATATCTACGAATCGGTAGAAAAAGAGGTAAATGAGCCTTCTGTGAGCATTATTATCCCCTGTTACAACTACGGGGAGTGGGTTGGAGAAGCGATAGAATCAGCTCTAAAACAGACCAAAAAGTGTGAAATAATCGTAATAAATGACAATTCTACCGATAATTCTCTTGAAATTATT